CCGAAAATGTAGTTTGTGCCATATTAATATCCTCCTAGATATCTGAATACTGTCCCTAGGGTTGTCGACTATACGCGTCAGCATCCATCATTTATTAAATGTATAGTGGTAATATTATATGTTATTTTTAAGTAGAGTGCAAGAGATCCTACGGTAGAAATGCGATTTACGCAATGTAGCTTTTGTTCTAAGTAGCTACAGAAACTTGTGGAGCAGCGCCTTCAACGCTATTCTGCCTATGGGCAATAGCTGCTTCTTCCAGCTTGATCTTTGTAATGACTTCTTTTACTTTGTCATCAATCCTGACCATTTCAAGAGTGTATCTGTTATTATCCAGATGCTCCTGTTCCCACTTCAACTCCAAGGACCTTTTTGCTTTGTACAGGTCTTGTATCATCTATAACCTCCTCATAAGTTATTCGATTTATCTCGTTATTATAGTTGTTTCCGAGATACTCCCAATTAATACTCTTTTCTCCCAACTTGTCAAGGATTGATTCTTCAAGAGAAATAGCATTATCTTCCGCAAAAACATTAAATTTTGCGTAGTGATCATATGCCCAAATTTTAACTGTGAATTGTTTCATGGTTTTTTCTTTCTATTTATTAAATGTGGCCGAAACATGTCCGGCCACAAAATAATTATTGCTTACGCACCTTCGCAACCGAAGATACCTCTAAAGTCAGATGCGCCAAAAGCGTATCTTTCTCTAGCTTTGTATCTAACATTGCCTGTATCGAAGTCTCCTTCCATTGACGTAGTCAACGGAGTTCTTGAGAACATCTTCATACCATTTGGAACGTCAGTCATAATGTACCATGAATCAGCGTCAGTTAGGAAATTATTCACTCTGTAACCTTGAGGAATCATACCCATTGAGTTGATTGCATTGATGTCATTATCAGCAGTTTGAGTTCTACCTTGAGATTTCATCAATCTCTCAGCGTTGAACTGATTTGCAGAAGGAATTATCATTTTAACTCCTTTAGCTGCAATTCTTAAACCTCTTTCATCAGTCATAGCAGCGATATCAATCAATGCTTGTTCTAATGAAGTTTCATTTAAGTCTGCTTGTGTTGCTAAAGTATTTGCTACAGTACCCGCAATTGTTGGGTGAGCAGTAGAAAGTAAGTTAACGCCATCACCAGTTTGAAAAGCAGTTGCAGCTGCAATAGCTGGTAAACCGTTGTTCAATGGTGCTGCGCCTTTAACTTCTTTAGCGTTAGACATAGATCTTGCTAGTGCTTTTGTGTATCTAGAAGAAAGTCTGTCATAAAGGTTGTCCTCTATTGCTTCTTCTGTGATAGCGAAAGCTAGCGCGATCGTTTCCATAGTGTATCTTGCAGTGTAAGTCTCTTGTGCATCATCGTATGATACGCCTTGACCTTCTGCTTTTACATCTGCGTTAGCGAAACCAGATAACATTACTTCCTCTTCGAAAGCTCTGTCTGATGATTCCGTTGTATAAATCTCAGCGTGCTGATTTTCATACCTTTTGTATTCCAGGCCGAATAGTGCATTCAAACCTGGTTCTAGTTCTTTAACTAGCTGTGCTCGTGATATTGCCATGTTATTATGCTCCTATTATTGCCATGTAACGGCGTTAGTCAAGTATTGGTTAAGATTCTGACAAACAACTACTGTTGCGTTAGCAGCAGTTATGTCATTATTTTCAGGATCTTCAGCCGTTCTTAAGACTCTCCATTGATTGTTAGTGTCGTGTATAGTTCCAACTGTTAGCTCTGAACTTGACTGACCAGAAATTTCTGATCCTGCCGCAGTTACAGTAACTCCACATGTTCTACCAAAATTAGCTGCAACAATTGCTGCGTCTGCACTAACTGAAAACAGTTGTAGAGGGTTGTCAATTACGAAAGCCGTAATATCTTCACTATTAGCCGGTGTAATCGGTTGATTATACCAGTTTGCCCATGTAGGTTTTTGAGTCGTTGATGCATTGTAAAAAATGCCGTTCAAAACCCCTATAGACGTGTCTGTGATAGCCGCTTGTGCAGTTTTAATATATCCAACTTTGCTCTGTACTACAGAACCTTGGAATAAATCAACTCCATACGCAGCATCTATGTAGTATTTGCCTTGACCGCCAGCAGCGTCAGTTGAACCAACAGTGCCTTGAGCTATAAGACCAAATCCTACGGTGTTTCTATTTGCCATAGTTATTTTCTCCTTATGTGACCTGTCCTTGCGGACCTCCAGTCACGGTTAATGTTATCGTTGGAGAAAGAAATATTATTTCTTTGTACCACCGAAGTTTTTGCTAGAACGCTCGAATTTCATCGGCATTCTTTTATCCTGATCCTTCAGTAAGTCGTTTTCTATAGCTTCGTCTTGACCTTCAGTTTGTCTTTGCTGATAGTCAACACGGCTTTGTGCGAGTTCTTCCGGTATCCTTGCCAGGAGAAGGCCACCTACTCCGATCACTCCAGCGTGTTTTCCGTCTATCACAGTCGGGTAAGAATCGTCATCATATTCGTCAGCTCTCACTAACTCATAACCAGATCTCAATCTACCATGAATATTTTTGGTATCATTGAAACCCATAGACTCTGCTCTTATCCATCTGTGCCTAAATCCGTCAGGCGCTGGTGGTGCATCTAAAGATGATGGGGGCTTGTACTCTTTTGGACGTTCAGTTTTTGTCCGAGTTCCAGCCGCACGAGAAAGGTTCTTTTCGTTTTCTTTTGTCATATGCTTATGCTCCTTCCGTGAGTTTTAATTGTTTTGCATACTCTTCTAGTGGCACACCTAATTTTTTAGCTATTGCTACCTGTGAAGATGTGAGTCTCACAGTTTTGCGACCAGGCTTTGAGCTTCTGTTAGCCGAAGCTACCGACTGAACGGCCCTGTTCGTTTGCTTAGTATCAGTATTACCAAATTTGTGGCCAAAGTCAACTCTAATCCTCTTATCAATTTCTTGATAATATTCATTAGATTTAGGGTCATAGCCTTCTTTGTCTACTAAATCCTTGTGAATCTCGAACGCAGTAAATGTCATGGCTCTATCTGTTCCGAACCATGTATTTTTACTTGCCCAATCTTCAGCCATAGGGTCAGCTTGAGGCATTTGTTGTGGTGTTTGATTTGGTAACCTACCACCGTCTGATAGTTGTACAGGAGTTTCCTGTTCAACGGGTTGTGTTTGTTTTCTTTGCTTAAGTTTAGCACTTTCAAAAGCTAACTCAGCAATTTTTTTATTAGCTAAAACTTGAGCAGATGCATCACCGGCTTCGATAGCTGAAGAAAGTTCTCTTTCTGCAGACTCCATTCCAGTTTTTACATTTTCTTCAAATTTAGCAGTGTACTCAGAATCAGTTTTATTAAACCTATCCTGATCTTGTTTTCTTTTATTTTCAACTGCAGCAGCGTATTCAAGAGCAGCAGCTTCTTTACGTTCTGCCTCTCTCATTTTACGAGTAAGTTTAGCAATTCTAGATTGCACACCTTTGCTGTAGTCTTCTAATTTTGAATCATCTTCCTGTTTTTCCTCTTCCGTTTTTACTTCTTCTACTACTGTTTCTTGTTCCGTGGTTTCTGGAGCAGTATCAATTACCGCTTCCTCTTTAATGTCTTCTAAAGTTACATCGACCTCTGGTCCTGATGTATCTAATTCAACCGGCTTTTCGCTCGATCTTATGTTTTGTTCTGGCATAGTTTCCTTCCTATGTTAAAATTTGTGCAGGATATCTGTTGGGTCCTGTACGGTTGCTAATATTTCGTCATCATTAAGAAGACGAACTTCTCCACCATCAATCTCTATTCGTGATCCGGCATAACGTGCGAAGACTACCCAGTCTCCTACCTTGCACCATGGACCATCGCTAAATCTTTTTGGGTCGTTATAACAATCAGGTCCCATGGCAATTACGTTTCCGCACTGCGATGCAACTTGTTGTCTATCTATTGTTTCCGTTCCTAATAAAACTCCACCTTTAGTTTTTTCATTCATTCTAAAAGGTAGAACTAACATTCTCCAGCCCGTAGGCATCGGAAGTTTAGTAGTTTCAGTAGTAACTTCTTTTACTGGTTCTTTCTCGTATTTGTCTAAAAGTCCTGTTTTAATTTTTGGGACTTCTTCCTTTAAGGTCGACAACGGTTCCTGTGTTTTCATTTTTTGCTCCTTCATCTTGTTGCAGGTTAGAGATTTCCTGACGCACTGATTCCAATGCATTTATTTGTCCTATTATATACTTATATGTTTCCATATTGTCAACACCTCCTGATGTGACAGATAACGCTAGTTGATTTACTCTTCTAGATAAGGCTTTCTTAAGTTGTTCTACTAATTGTTCTGGTTCCATGTTTACTTTCTATTTTTTTGCTATTTTATCTTTGTTAGGTCCTTTTTTTATCACATAATCTTGAGTTCCACTAGCACCTGTTTCTACTTCTTTTTTCAAGTTTCTAAACAAACTCATCTCAGTAATTTTTTTGTATTTCTCTTTTAAAAAGCTCTCTATCGCTTTAGTATCTCTCATCAACAATCCCATTTCCTTAAGGATTTATTAATTCTTGAATTAGGGTCTCTTGCTGTTTTTGCTGAAGTAAGTTTCTTTTTCATGCCACCCATACGAGCACAAAATGATTTACGTCTAGAACTTGTTTTAGATTTAGTAGGTGCTTTTAATGTACCTTTTTTATAACTAGCACGACCTTTAGCATTCAGTCCACCTGATTTAGATTTACCTTCTTTTCTAGTCCACGCTGCAGTAGCCATTATGCTTTCTTAGATGTTTTTTGACTTTTTTTAATTGCTTTAGCGGTAGGTGCTCCTTTAGCTCCTTTAGCTCTCATTTTTTCACCACGTTTTTTCTTCATAGCAATATTATACCAAAGCCCTTTTTTAGCTGTACGTCCGTCTTTAGTTTTGTGAGTATCTTTAGCCATTATTTTTTTCCTTTCTTTTTCTTTTTAGGAATAATTCCTTTTGCCATTAAAATATCTTTTTTAGTAATTTTACCATCACCTGAGTGATCTGGAAATTTACTTTTCTTTTTTGTTTGTTTTTTCATTTTATTATCCTTTTTGTGCAGCCTGACAAGCAAGACATCTTTTTTTAAAATATCTGTGTCCAGGACATGATTGTATTAGAACCGGTACATCCGGCTCAGGTACTTTTGTATAAAATTCTATATGCTCATCTTCATCACATTGACATGCTTTGATATTAAATAGTGAACAGATAAAATTTTTTAATTTGTTAAACATTATTTATTACTCATGTAATCTTTAATATTGTCTCCAACATCTTTTAATCTTTTCATCGAACCTTTTAACTTATGTGTAGCAACTTTTAGTTCACCTAGTTTTGCAGATTTATTTGATCTAGGTTTTTTAGTAATACCACTAATAACTTCAGTACCAGTAGTTTTTTGTTTAGGTTTAATAAGTTTACTTAAGGCTCTTCCTGCCATAACTGCTCCTCGACCTAAAAGAGTTGGTATAGTCATAACTAAGCTTTAGATTCGTCTCTTCTATCTTTGAAAGATTGAGACTTAGTTGACTCTTTACCATCTCTCTCACCTAAAGATTCATCTAACTTGTCGTTAGCTGTTTGTTTCTTAGGTGCTGACTTTGCAGTCTTGCCTGAGAATCTTGAGATGTAAGGTCTTGTTCCATAATCGTTTCTCATAATATTTTCTCCTTATTATTTTCTTTTTATCAGATCTGTTGCCTTAAGTCCATAGACGGATGCAATGACGCCGACAAAAATTGTTTGATACCAAAATGGTAAATTTCCAAAGTGTAGGAAGAATAACTCCATTTTTTCCATATGTACAGGATTATCTGACCATACAGACCATCCCAGCATTACGATGGGCACCGAGAGCAAAAGCAAAATAAATTCGTCCTTCCAGTCCGATTGTCTAGCTTCTAGTAATTTTCCAGAATACTCTAATTCTCCAGTACTCATTTTATGAGCATGTTTCATAGCAGCATCCGACATAAGCATCTTTGTCTGTTGCTTATTTTTGTAAATGTGTGAGCCTGCAGAAACGGCTAATTTAATTGCCGATAACCACATATTAAAACCAAGTAGCTTTTTGAGGTTTTCTAGTCTTTGTACCTTTAACAGTTACTGTGTCGCCTTGAGCAATGTAGTTTCTTCCTCTGATACTTGTTTGAGATCTAGGATCTAAATGCAAGTTTTGAGAAGACTCTTCTACTTTAACTCCGCCACTAGCGTAACCATCTTTGTTTACTCCAACTGCTTTTGTTATTTTTGGGTCCTTCATAATTTTCTCCTATTTATTTAATATACTAATTTTTAAGCCCTTTCAAGACATTTACGTCTCTAGCTTTCATAGCATCTGATGTTAATTTAACGTCTGCAGACATCATTGATTTCTCAATGGCTGTATCAGCTCTTAATTGAGCTAAATCTTCGTTTTGTTCAAGTTTTTTATCATTAATATCTTTTGCTTGAACCATTTTAGCTCTATCAAGATTAATTCTAGCTTCATCTTCTTTTACTTTACGTTCAGCTTCCATAGCTTTTAAATCTACTTCTCTTTGTTTTAATTTAAGTAATGGGTCATGATCAAACTGAGATGTTATTTGTTTTTCTTCCTTCATAAAGTCTTCAGTCATGTCAGCAATCAATAACGCTTTTCTAGCTTCTATCTTTTGAGATATTTGTTGTAGCTGTTGTTGTGCTTGTGGGTTTTGAACTGCCATTTGTTGTAGCTGTGGTAACATTTGCATTTCTTGTGGAAATTCTAATTGTACCTGTTCTTGTGCCATCAATGATATGTGCTCCATAATATTTTTTTCTAACGCTGCAGTAATGCTAGGATTGTTTCTAACAAAATTACTTGCCATAAAATTTAAGTGAGCAGTAACATGTGCTCTATGATCTTGTCCTGGAAAAGCTTGAAATGCCTTTTGTCCCATTGCATCTATATGTTCTAATGCTGGATCTTTTGGTTGATTTGGTGGAGGTGGTGGTAAAACTCTATCTATGTCTTTTACACCTATTGCTTCATACATACTTCTATACGCCATATACATGTTATGCATGGGTGGGTTAGAAGTTGCTAATCTTAATTGTTCTTGTGCAAGTGACACTCT